AACAGGACGAGTATCGCGCTCTGGCCCTGCTCAAGGAGTTTCAGTCAGATACGGCTGACCACAGCATCTTTGACCACTACGACATATACAGGATCGTCGCACGTCCTGACGCAATCCGTACGAGGACTACTTAATGCTGGTTAATACGTCAGTACCTAACTTTTCTGGAGGCGTATCTCAGCAGCCCGACTCTCAAAGGCTTCCAAATCAGCTTGAGGCTATTGACAACGGAGTGCCATATCTAGTCGGGGGGTTGGTCAAACGTCCTCCTACGAACCACGTAGGTGAGATCAAAAGCGACGGGGGATCGTCCGTCAATGTGTCGTCCGCGTTTACGCACGTCGTGACTAGGGACAGCACTGAAGAGTTTATGGTCTCTATCGAAAAGGATCGGTCGTCCGCTACGGCGGGAATCCACGTGACTGACCTGAATACGGGGGATGCTAAGACCGTTAAGTACGACTTGGGTCCTGACGCATACTTGAGGTCTTCTACTCCTCAGGACAGCTTCAGAGCCGTCACGATTGCTGATGTCACGTTCATCTTGAATAAGGACATCGTCGTACAGCAAGACCTCACGGTGAACACTCCGTACTCTCGTTCGACCTCGGATCTAGAGTACGAAGGGTTTGTATGGATTCGAGAGAACGGAGCAGGCGCGACGTACAGAGTTACGTTGAAGTACGTGGGGCATGACGGGGCAGAGCATGACGCTTTCGTAGAGCTGCGTCACAAGCCTGTTGTCAAGGATATCGATCCCGATACGGGTGCTAGTGACACGCAATACGCTTTCGAGGTGTCCCCTCCGTCAACCAAGCAGATCGCAAACGTCTTAGTAAACGGCACGAATGCGGTGATTCCTGACATGGACATCAGTACGACGGAGAAGCTGCGAGACGAGCTGGGAGTGACGCTTCACGTCAAGAAGGGGGCTAACGGAGGGTCTCCGGAAACCGTGGCTATTGGTAGTAACACGTTCGGCGGACTGAACGCTTTGCTGGGGGACACTGACGGGTCCGGAAACGAGGCTGCGATTGTTGATGCAGGCGTGTCCGGCAGTGTTATCTTCCTTAAGGCCAAGACGGGCGGACCGCTGTTTCCCGGCGGCTCGGCTATCGACTTCACGCTGACAGCAGAAGACTCTTTTGGCGGCAACGGTGTAGGGGTCATCAAAGACAGCGTTCAACAGTTCAGTGAACTGCCGGATGTCTGCAAGAACGGGTTCATCATCAAAGTGATTGGTAACCCAGATGATGATATTGACGACTACTACGTGAAGTTTGAGACGAACGGATCTGGAGACTTTGCTAAGGGTGTCTGGATAGAGACCGTTGGACCCGGCCTTAGGTTCCGATGGAACTACAACACGATGCCTCATATTCTGATCAGGCAGGCAGACGGCACGTTCCTCGTAAAAAGGGCTGACGGCACTACTCCGGATATACGGACAAGTGAGTCGGATAACAGCTACACGTCAGCTCTAGGCTCTGATTACAGTCCGTTTAAGTTTGCCGACCGCGAATCCGGAGACGACCTTACTAACCCGTTCCCGACATTCTCGGGCAAGAAGATTAGCAACATCGCGTTTTTCAGAAACAGGCTTGCTCTGCTCAGCGGTGAGAACGTCATCCTTAGTGAAGCGGCTCAGTTCTTTAACTTCTTCCGGCTTACTGTGGCCCAGCTTCTCGACACTGCGGTGATTGACTTGGCTGTCGGCGGCTCTGAAGTAAACGAGCTTAAAGAGGCTCAGGCTTTTAGTGACCGTCTGATCTTGTTTTCTGAACGGACGCAGTTTGCTCTCAGAGGCGAAGGCGGCCTGAGCCCCCGTACTGCGATCATTAACCAAGTCACTAACTACGACGTGACTGTCGGTGTTAACCCGGTTCCCGCAGGACGCTCGCTATTCTTCGCGTTTAACCGGGGGACGTTCAGCGGCATCAGAGAGTTCTTCAAGACCGGAGAGAATGACATCCAGTTTGATGCTGTTGAAGCGTCCTCTCAGGCCCCCCGGTACATTGAGGGCGAGGTCAAGAAGCTGACGGTGTCTACCCACGAGGACATACTGGCCGTACTTGCTCGTAAACCGGGAGCTACTACGAACACGATCTACATCTACAAGTACTTCAACGCGGGCAATCGACGCGCTCAGTCAGCGTGGTGCAAGTTCACGTTTGACGACTGCACCGTCGTAGACATTCACTTTGTTGAAAACGCGCTGTACATCGTCATGAAGAGAGGAGCCAAATCGTTCATTGAGCGTATGGACCTCCAGACCGGATTGACAGACGACGGAGTTACGTACGTCACAGCTCTTGACCGTAGGGTCAAGGTAAACCTAGGGACTCTGGGCAGCACTCCGGAGCAAATAGAAGCCGCGATAGACGGCATGTACAACACGTCGCGAGCGGGATGGGACATAAAGCTGACTGACGACGGCAGGACTGGGACCCCAAAGTACACAATCGGAGCGGGAGAGGTCATGACTGTTGTTTCTCAGGACGGCGAAGTCCTTACAACAATTGAGTCCCCCGTTGTTCTAGACCCCGGATTTGTAACGATTTCCGAAAAACCGGCCAGCGAGGACATATACTACATCGGTAAGTCGTACACGATGAGATGTGAGCTGACTAAGCCAATCCTTAAGGACACGTCAGGGGGCGGAGCGAGGGCTATTGTCTCAGGAAGGCACCAAGTCAGGTACATGACTGTCGTGTTTGACGAGACCGCGTCGTTCACTGTTCAAGTGACCCCTATTGTCGGAGGCGATGAAGGGACTACTTCGACGTACCCGTTCTCTGGACGGTTCCTGAACGCGGGGGCATTTCTTGGCAGCGTACCTGCGGAAACTGGAGACTTTAGGTTCCCCGTGTTCGCTCAATCAGACGCGGTAAAGATCGAGATATTGAACCCTACACCGTTGCCTAGTAACATTCAGTCAGTCGAGTTTGAGTCTTACTACACCAACCGTGCATCCCAGAGGTTCTAATGTCA